GATACGGCATGCGGACTGCAGGCAGAGAAAACTGGCCGATTTTCTCTGCACTGGAGGGATAATACAAGGCCTGATAAGCGAAGCGCATCAGGCATTTTTGCTTCTGTCATCGGTTTCAGGCTAAAGGAATCTGCCTTTTTCCGAAATCATTAATACAGTTTTTTCGCGCAGTCCAGCCAGTCGCCTTTGAACGGACGCTTCATGTTTTCGATAGCGTCGATGATGTCGTGGTGAACCAGCTGTTCGTTCTGGATACCTACGCAACGACCGCCGTAACCTGCCAGCAGCAGATCGATAGCGTAAGCGCCCATACGGGAAGCCAGAATACGGTCGTAAGGCACCGGAGAACCACCGCGCTGGATGTGGCCCAGCACAGTTGCGCGGGTTTCACGACCGGTTTCTTTCTCGATGAAATGCGCCAGTTCGTCAACATCACACATATGTTCGGTAATCGCCACGATCGCGTGTTTTTTACCTTTCGCGATACCCGCTTTGATTTCGTTTACCAGATCTTCACGGCTGAATTCAACTTCCGGAACCACAACGAATTCACAGCCACCGGCAATGGCCGCAGCCAGGGTCAGATCGCCACAATAACGGCCCATCACTTCCACCACGGAAATACGCTGGTGAGAAGAAGAGGTGTCACGCAGACGGTCGATCGCTTCTACAACGGTGCTCAGCGCAGTGAAGAAACCGATAGTGTAGTCAGTGCCTTTGATGTCGTTGTCGATAGTGCCCGGCAGACCGATGCACGGGAAGCCCATTTCGGTCAGACGCATTGCACCCATGTAGGAACCGTCACCGCCGATAACCACCAGCGCGTCGATACCACGTTTTTTCAGGTTTTCGATAGCCACGGCGCGGATGTTCTCGTCGCGGAATTCCGGGAAACGCGCAGAACCGAGGAACGTACCGCCACGGTTGATCATGTCAGACACGCTGTAACGGTCTAGCTGTACCATACGGTCTTCATACAGACCCAGATAGCCGTCATAAATACCCATTACTTCCAGACCTTCTGTCAGCGCAGAACGAACAACCCCGCGAATTGCGGCGTTCATGCCTGGCGCATCACCGCCGCTTGTCAACACACCGATTTTCTTAATCATGACTACCTCTGAACTTTGGAATGCAAAATGAAATCTGTTGCCGGAAGTCTTCTTGCACATCGAAGTGATCCAACGAATGTGCAAATAGTATAACAATCACTTCCTGCTGAATTGATTCAGGTCAGGCCAAATGGCGGTATTTTATACACAAAATGCGGGTCTGGCTCTCTTTTATACTGATTATGAAAGCATAGACCGTTTACCCTCCCTGGGTACGACGGAACAGGGGTCCTGATGGATAATTACATCCGATCCCGGAAAACGCCGTAAAATAGCCTGCTCTACCTGATCCGCCACCATATGTGCCTGAACCAAAGGCAGAGAGTCTTCCATTTCCAAATGAATCTGAATAAAGCGGGTCGGCCCTGACTGCCGCGTGCGAAGATCGTGAGCGCCGCTAACACCCGGCCAGGAAGTCACGATATCAATAATTTCTTGCCGTTCCTCATCAGGCAATGCGCGATCCAGTAATGACTGTACCGCCTCATATCCCATGCGTAACGCGCTATATAAAATATAGATGCCGATTCCCAATGCAAACAGAGCATCGGCGCGATGCCAGCCGTACCAGGACAACCCCAGCGCCAGCAGAATTGCGCCGTTCATCATAACATCAGACTGGTAATGTAGCATATCAGCCCGCACCGCCTGGCTTTGCGTCCGCCTCACCACCCAACGCTGAAACGAGACAAGGATAATCGTACAAATTAGCGCCACAATTGTCACGATAACCCCGACGCCTGGATCTGTCATCGGTGTTGGAGATATCAGATGTTGAATACCCGTCAAAAACAGGAATAGTGCCGAACCGGAGATAAACATACTTTGCGCCAGCGCCGCGAGGGACTCAGCTTTACCGTGACCAAACGAGTGATTATCGTCGGCAGGTTGCAGGGAATATCGCACCACCAATAAATTCGTCAACGACGCGCCGATATCCACCAGCGAATCCACCAGCGCGGCGAGAATCCTCCCCGACCCGGTATACCACCATGCAAAAATTTTAATCAGCAATAGCAACGAAGCCATCGCCGTCGCAGCAATCGCCGCCCAACTGACCAGCCGTCCATAAGATTGATTCATAAATACTCCCGCTATCAACTGACGCTAGTATAACGGAAGCAAATCATCTGCAATGCATTAAGCAGCAGGCAAATTGAGGATAAAAAAAAACCCCACATCATGTGGGGGAAGACAGGGATGGTGTCACAAAAAAGCACCTAACCTGATGATATAAATGGATTTATATCAAGCACTGTCCACATAGCGTCCACATCGACCATAAATAAAGCCCCTTAACTGAGGGGCTATTTTTGTGATCACATCCACATAATTTGCTGCCCTGACGGCAACGGGTGCGGTCTTACAGCGTGGACTTCTCCCGGCTTCACGATGTATCGCTGTACCGACTCATAAGTGATGAACGTGGCGCTGCAATTCACGTTCTGACACTGGTGATAACGCTCTTTTGTCGTGTCAGTGATATAGCGACTTGTACGCGCATGTGCGGCATGCTGGCATAAAGGACAATGAAACATCGCGAGCACCTCTTCCGGTTTTGTTGATGGTGCCATTTTAGTTAATTTATCCTTATAAAACAAACAGATAAAAACAAAACATCACTCATCATCTTCTGTTTCGTACTTCACATCAGAAAGCCTGACCTCAAGCTCCAGGGACGTCGTGAAGCCGCTGTTATTCAGAAAATGTGTCACCTTAGTGATTGTCCAGTCCTGCTCGTCTATGACGCGCTTAAAGCCTGACACTTTAACCGGTGTTTCCGTGTAAATATCTGCCCGACCAGTAGCCAGGCTGATGGAGAACTCCGCTACACCCCGTTGCAGCTTATCCCACTTCGCCTGAGCGGCACGCATGGCCTGTGCTTTCGTGGCATATACCGTGGTCAGGGCAAAAACGTTGTCAGCCTCACCGGCCATGTATTCACCTTCACGCGCTTCCGGTACTTTAGGCGCTTTCTTCTGCCTGACCGGTTTCGCTTTCGGGTGCTCCAGTGCGCGCAGGTGTTTCTCTTTCTTTTTGCGTTTCAGTTTTACCTTCTGCTTTTGTGGCTTCGGGTCTTTGGTGTGTAACCACTTTGCCGTTACGCCGGTATAGGCTCCACGGTCAGCAATCGCAAAATGATGACGGTCGCCGTCGCTGCGGGTGATGGTAATCTGCGGGATTTTTTTACCGCTGGCCGTCACCCCCTGCCCCGCCTTGAGAAACAACAATTTTCCCATTTTTACCGACACCTCACCGCCGTTGCGTTCAGCAAGACGGGTCAGGAATTTCGCATCGGACTCCTGCGACTGGTCGATGTGCGGGATTTTAATTCCGGCCAGTGACGGAGCGACACTGGCCTCCAGCTTGTTACGGGAGGCTATCGCCTCAACAATCGCACCGAGTGTGGTGTCATGCCAGGAGCCTTCCCGGCGGGAATTGAGCGTGCCACGAAAATCTGCACTCCGGGCGCGGATGGTAACCACATCCGGCGCGCCCCGGTGTTCAACCTCATCAACGGTAAATTTCCCTTTGCATACCAGGGCAAAACCTTTCCAGCCGATATACACCGTCAGGACAGCGCCACGAATCGGTAGCCCGACCTGCCCGTCGGCGTCGTTCAGTTCAATATCAAGCTGGTCAGCCTCAAAGCCCCGGTTATCCGTCAGGGTCATGCTCATCAGACGGTCGCTGATATTGCCGGTAATATCCCTGCTGTCGAGCATCAGCATGTAATCCGGCGTCAGCGTACTGCCTGCATCAAATGTCAGGCATCCAGCATTATCCCGCCCCCGTCATACCCGTGAATTTAGTCGCCATACTGCCAGCCTTACCGATGAGCGATTCCGCCTGTTTACCGATATCGCCATAAAGCGCGGCCAGTGATTCATCAACGCGGGTGAGCGACAGCGTAAAATCAATTTTCCGGGGTGTGCCGTCTGCAAAGAAAATACTCCCTGCTTCACTCACCCTGCTGATGACATACATGCCGTAAATCATGCCGGTGCCATCCAGCAACGGCCACGCCCGGCCCTCCTCTGCCATCAGCCTGAGCGTGGTCATCGTCAGCTTGCCGCCGGTCAGTTCGGGATAAAGCACACCGGCAAGCGTGATGTTTTCCTCGCCAACACCGAGAAACTGAAAGGCATCCCGTTTACCGATACGGGAATTTGACGGCCAGCGATAATCTGATTCACGCTGCATGGTCTGGTGTGGCAGCGTCTGGCGCATAAAAACAAACATACCTAACGCGAGCATCATTTTTCGTCACCTCCTTAACCGTCATGCATCATGCTGGCACGGGCGCGCGCACGTTTATCCCGCTCGTATTTTTCGAGTGCATCCTGTAACTGGCGGTCGAGCTGTATCCCCGGCGTAGTACCGCCCGTCAGGTTGATGTGATATTCGTTTTTACTCTGGTCCACATAAGAGCGGCCAGCCGGTGCCGTGACCGGCTGATAAGCCTGATAACCTGCATAAGAGCTGGTCGCCGGAATATAACCACCGGTGCCATACGTGGCGGCATGAGTTCTGGCGGCGGTCTGGTCAAGCGTGCCTGACTCTTTGTTGATGACGCCGAGTTTTTCCAGTACCCAGTCAATACCACTGCGCAGTTTGTTGAACGCATTAAGCGGCAGCATCAGCGCGTCAGCCAGTGCCTGCCCGAACATGACGCCCGTGTCACGGCAACGGTTCAGGGTGTCCTGGGTGGCTTTGACCGGGGCAATCAGGTTTTTAAACCACTGCCACGCGGCCTGTAACTTTTCGCCCAGCCAGTCAAACACCAGCTTAAGTGGCGTGAATAGTTCCCCCACCGGCGCAAATGCCGCTTTCAGCCCTTCCACCACACCGCCAAAGAATGCGCTGACAGGCTCCCAGTATTTACGGATAAGCAACGCCCCGGCGACAATGGCGGCCACCACGGCCACAACCGGCCAGCTAATCGCCCCGATGGCGTCATAACAGCACTGCCAACCGTCGTGAAGATTGCCCCCATTGCGCCTGCTGCCGCGATGATGGCATTGATGCCGGTGATAACCGGCCAGGCTACAGCCAATGGCACCGATGACACCAATCAGTGCCAGGCCCACCGACAATGAGCCGATGGTTGACGCCAGTGATTTGTTTTTCTGGATCCAGCCGTCGAGTTTTAACACATACTTTGTGGCCGTCTGCGTGAGATTACGCAGTGCGCCTTCCTGCTGGTCAAACAGGTCAGTCCCCACCGCCTCATAAGCGGACTGAAACTCCTTAAAGTCACCGCCGAGGTTGTCCTGCATGATTTTAACCAGCTCTGCGGTCTTCCCGTCTGAGGCTTTAAACGCAGCGGTCAGTTTGTCCAGCTTTCCGGTTGAGGCGGCAGTCATCAGCACAGCGGCGGCTGAGCTGGCCTCCTCCCCGAAAATGGTTTTCATGTATTCAGCCTGCTGGGCAGTACCGAGCCGGTTTTTCTCAAAACTGGCCTGCATTTCTTTCAGAATGGTAAATATTGGCCGGGTGTTTCCCTTACTGTCTGAGGTTTTCACACCAAGCTCTTTCAGTGCATCCCATGCTTTTCCCGTCGGTGCCTGCAGGCGGCTTAACACGGCACGGCTTCCCGTCCCCGCCATTGAACCGGTAATTTTTGCATCATGCAGCGCCCCGACCATTGCGGCGGTTTCTTCAATGCTGACACCGGCATTTTTTGCCACAGGTGCGGCATAGGTCAGCGCATCGCTCATGCCGTCAAAATCGGCGGCGGTTTTGTTCATCGTCATGGAGAGAACATCCCCGATATGAGCGACCTTATCGTTTGAAAGCTGAAAGGCGGATTTCATCCCCATCAGCAGGGCGGCGTTTTCTTCCATCGTGCGGCGGTTCGCCAGCGCCATGTTCAGCGTGACCGGCGTTGCCGCCTGAATGGCATCAACATCCCCACCGGCTTTCGCAATAATAATCTGAGCACCGGCTGCATCATCTGCCGAGGCGGCGGTATTGTCGCCGAGCTGGCGCGCCTGTTTGCGTAATGCGGCCATTTCGGCGGAGTCTTTTGCCACACCGAGCACAGCCTGCAATTCTGAGTTTTTCTGCGCAAACTCATAACCGGGCATCAGCAACTTAACTCCGGCCATCGTTCCCGCAGCAGCAATCCCCACACCGGCAGCGCCCACTGAGGCCATATTTCCGGCCAGTTCTTTTCCGGCCTGATAACGCTGTTTTACTGCGTTAAGTTTTGCCTGTTGTGCACTGACACGCGCCAGTGCGTCGCGCTGACGGTTAAGCTGTGCGGTGGTTTCACTGATACGGTTTTTCAGCCCCTGCTCATCATGTGCAAGATTGCGGGTATTAATTCCCACAACGGCCAGTTCCCGCTGCTGGCGTTTAACGGAATCCGTCAGGCGGTTATATTTCGCCTGTAAGTCCTCCGCCGCTCGCTTTGCTGATTCCAGCACTTTCGCCTGAGCACGTGTCGGACGTTCGGTGTTTTTAAACTGTGTGGCAAGGGCTTCGGCCTCCTGCCGTGCCTTTTCAAGTGCATGACCAGTCACGGCGAGCTGTGCACTGGTCTTGCGAAATCCCTCAATACGGGATGCGTGACCGTTCAGCTCGCGCAGTGATTTTTGTGTGTCCCGGATATCCCCCGACAGCGACTTACTCGCTGTGCGGATGGATTTAAACGGGCGGGACGCCTGGTCAACAGCCCTGAGCAATACCTGTAATTTTACATTGTTACTCATTCGTGTTTCCGCTTCGCCGGAGCGCCTTTTCGCGCCATGTGATGAGTTCGGTCAGGCTCATGGGATACAGTTCTGATGGCGGCCAGTGAAATATCACTGCCACATCCGCCATCAGGTCATCGACCGACAGATTTTTCGGGAACGTCACTGCACCGAGTTCGGCGACAAAAAACCGACCACCTTACCGGCCAGCGCCACAAGGTCAGGCAGTTCCAGTGCGGCGACTTCCTGCTCGGTCAGCATCGGTGCGTCATGCGCGGCACACCTTAATCAGTGCATCGACTTCGGAGTTTGCGACCGCAGCCAGACTGACACCGCGCAGCGTCCCGGCATTGGGTTTCATCAGCGTGACCTGTTCGATAACCTGCTCACCACGTTTGACCGGATTGTCCAGGGTAATCACATTTTCTTTGTTCATGGTTTTCTCACTTATGAATCGGGGTTAACCGGTCAGCCAGGCTGACCGGATGAAAATCACAGGCCGATATTGCGGCGGTGTTGCTCCAGCCGGTCGACGCCGTTCACCTTCTCAATCATGTTGATGGTGTCGATTTCGACCAGCTCCTTACCGTCCATCGTCAGCCGGAAATAGGTGCAGACCACGGAGATTTTCGACTCGGTGTCTTCTCCCTGTTTACCCTCGCCGGTGTCGATTTCTTTCTGACGTCCACGCATGACCACCTCGACGGCCACCGTTTCGCCGGTATCGTCACGCTGGTAAGAGCCTGCAAAACGAATCGGGACGGCATCCACGCCGGTTGCGGCGTAAAGCTCCCAGATAACCGAATCCGGGAAGCCACCGAGCGACCACTCCATTGACAGCGCATCGTCATCAAGGCCGAGGTCTACCGGTGCGCTGCCGTTCATCCCCGCACCGCGATAGTTTTCGAGCTTACGGGTCAGTTTTGGCAGCGTGACGGACTTTGCAACGCCCTGATAGCTGTAGCCGTTCAGAAAGACGTTCATTAACTTGAGTTTGCGCGGCATTGCCATCGGTCAGGCTCCTTAATTGCTGTTAACCGAAGTGACCAGATTTGCCAGGTATTTATCGGTAATACGCTGGCGCAGGGTCAGGTTTTCAAGAGGAGGCACCGGTGTATAGTCGTAGTCGATATACAGTTTTCCGGCCTTGAGGGTTTCCGCATCGTTGGATTCTTCGCTGAACCAGCAGGTCGCATCCACGATATAGCCGTTTGTTTTCAGCTCACGAATTTGGCATTGATGCCGTCAACGATGTCGCGAATCAGCGTTGCGGTGATGGGCTTGTCCACCGCCCACATGTGCGCCTCAGCCATCGTGTCGGCCATCACCTGCGCGGTGCGGGTGTAGTTTTCAAAGAGGAACAGCGGGTCATCAGAGCAGGTACGGTTACCCCAGAACGGAAACCGTCGCGGCGAATCAGCGTAGTGACGCCTGACTCGTTAAGCAGGTCAGCATCGGTGCCGACTCCTGCAAATCCCAGAATACAGATGCGCTGATGCCGGTAACACCGTTTACCCCGACGTTGGACAGCGTTTTATGCCAGCCCTGCTCCTGGTCGATTTTAGCGCGCAGACCCAGCGCACGGGCGGTGGCATACGCGGTGGCGGTGGTACTGCTGACCGTATCCCATGCGAGGAAATCCGGCCAGATGACCATCAGCTCACGCTGGCTGAAATTCTGGCGGTAGGCTTTCACCTCGGAAATGGTCTTACAGCCCCATGCGCTGATATATCCGAAAGCGCGCAGCTTCTGACAGACGGATGCCAGTGCAACAGCCACCTCTTTGGTGTCCAGTCCCGGCACACCGAGAATACGCGGTTTAACACCGGTTACCGACTCCACCGCCAGCAGGGCTTTTAGTCCGGTGTACTGACCGTTTTCGTCGGTGGTGCCGATGATATTGGAAACGGTCTGCGCGAGTTTCGTTTCCTCGTCATCACCGGTGCCGTCTTCCACGCGCACGACAACGGTGACCGGTTTTGACTGGTCAGCGATGGCCTGCAACGATGCCGCCAGCGTGCCTTTTTTACCGGCCTTTGCAATTGCGCTTGCACATTGGTAATCAGCACGGTTTATTGAGGGGGAAGGTTTCCGCATCCGCATCGCTGGCCGTGCAGACCATGCCGACAATGGCAGTGGATACAGTGGAAATGACGCGGGTGCCGTCGTTAATCTCCAGCACCTGCACGCCGTGATGATAGTCACTCATCCGTTTAACTCCGTGGTTAATGGGTGCAACTATTTTCTGTTGGGCAGTGCATGAGACGCTATTTGACCTGGCTGGTCAGTGGATGAAACAACAGATAAAGAAAATGCGGGCAATTCGCCCGCCAGTCCTGATTTGCACTCACTCATTCTCCAACTGGCTACTTACATAGCCCAAACGCTATCAAATCTGACAGTCTGCTTTGAGCGATCTGCGGACATTACTAACAGCATTCTGTATGAATAACGGGGGGTAGATCATTCCTGTCCTCACGACGACGCCTATCTATCATACAGTCGTTCTTTGGATCAAGACGCGTTCTGAAATGGTGTTTTTATGTATGTGCTGAATTCTGGGGCATAGAGTAAACCTTTCAAATTGCCAGAAACAGAAATGTGCGATTTAGTTGTCAAGTAATACCGGATAATTCAGCGATTCATCAAGAAATCATCGACCAGGCTGCTGTACATTCTCATCGGACGATTTTACTATTCCTCAAGATCGCAGTTACTGCAATGACCTTCCATCCGGAATGCACCACATTCACAAGGCTCCATAGGAACAAAACCATCCATCTTGCTGTATTCACATTTATACCAGAGACAGACACCGACCCTTTGTTCCGGTAAATAAATTACGGATGGGACACTACATTCAGGACATTCCTGAAAATCCCAAGTTTGCAGATTATTCAGGCTGAAACCACAACAGATACAGTGAGTCCGTGCCGGAAAGCTTTCACTTTGGTAAAGGATAAAATGTGAAAAACTCTCACAAACGGGACAAAGTGCAAGGGTGTATTCCTGGTTAACAGTTATATCAAGGAATTGTTGCTCAAGAGCGATGATGTCTTGACGTAAATCAGAGTTCCATGAATTTTCGGTCTCATCTGACTGAATTATGACGAATGCGGGACGAAAAATTTGTTGGTACAGTTCACTCAGTTGCATTGCCAGTTCTTGCGGACGAACCTCAAGGGCAAAATGCTGAAGGTTATTACGCAACTGACCCACCGTTTTCATCATTTGTAATGCAGATTCAGAAAATTCGGCTGGGTAATATGTCTTTAACAGCTTACAAAGCTGGTTGACGTTGACAGATTTACACTGGTGTAATTCTGACTCGGTTGGATGCGCCGGATCCACACATTTTTCTTGAAGCGATGCTGGATTAAAAATCGCTCCAGACCCATTGCGCGAAACTACGGCCTTCAACAATAGCTCAGCGGCCTGAAAGAGGTTAAGCAGGCACTGTTTGTAGTCACGTCGATCATGCCCTTCTAGCGCTTTGTTAAAGTAGTCCAGCCCGGTTTCCACTGAATCCAACGCATTTTCTAGTAAGTTAAAACGGACCATATTAAAGCCCCCCGAATAGGCATCGTCGTTATGCCAGCGCTTCCGCCAGTTACACAGATAGTGATTGTACCCACGAATATTGGGAACCTATTTTAGCATGTTTAACTTTAGTAGTACTGACACAACATTCATGGAGCGGACTGATTGACTTTTGGGGCGTGTATTTACAAACTCACTACAATGCTGTATAATTCGTGAAGAGTGAATTTAGCTAGTGCATCCATAGGTTCGATTCCTATGCCTACAATTCTCATCACAGCTCTCCCAATAGTCGCATTTATCCGTTACCTCAACGTGTTACTTAACGATTACGTCAGTAAGGAGAAGCCTATGAGTAAATTATTCCGCCATGTAGTACTACTATATGTATCTTGTTTCATTGAAACTTTTTGGGCTGGGGTGATAAGTGTAGTAGCGGGTCTGATGACGGGCGGTGTCCAAATTATTTTGGCACTAGCTAAATCTTCTCAATTTTTGTTTTTTTATTCAAAGCACTTACCCCCATAAATATTATTTAAATCAATAAACTAAGTCACTCTACGCATATTTTCCTTATCATGGTCTTTCGTGTTTTTTGTACTCAACATGATCGTTTCTCCTTTCTTTAATACACAGTATGATTAGCTACGCCTTCTGTTGGAGCGAAGTGGACGAGTTAATTGAGCTGAATGTCAGCTATGAGCGAGGAACGGACTTCAAGAAAGTACCTAACTGCGTATCGATTGCAAAATATGACAGTCTAACGGTGTTAAGGGCCATGAGTGCAGCCCTTAAGAAAAAAGTATTAATAATATTTCCTGGCTTGCGCGCTCGTTTCGGTTAAGTTTATTTCATGGTAGTGATTATTTATAAAGTCACAAAAAGTACTAATTTTATCTTTGAGATTACTCATGCTATGCGTGATTTCGTCGTATAAATCGCTTTCCTCCTGATTTCGACAGTGGTCACCGGGATTTATAAAACTAAAAGTATCATTTGGTGCTGAATAATTATATGGAGCTTTTCTAAACAAGATAATTAGATCACGCCAGGCCGTTGCAAAATCAATTGTAACATTCTTTAAAGCTGTATCATTCAGTTGAAAAACAGGTGAGTTTAAAATGTTCAAAATATTATCGTATTCTTCAATAATTAATGAATGAATGTATTTTGCGCCCCACTGCAAATGTTCTATTGTTGAATGAAAATCAATAACATTCAACAATGTCGACAAATTTGAGATATCTCTCTTGCGCAAAAATTCTTCCCTCGTCGGTTGGTGTCGTTCGAACATTTGCGGGTAGTACATTTTGAGTACAGCTGGGTCTTTGCTTAAATCAAAGCTAATATCCTCCCAGAAAACCACATCGACAGGAAACAGGCCTTTTAATTGTCTGGCATCATTGAGTGTTCTTACATAGCGCTGAATGCTAACATCCCTGGGCGCTGTCGTAGCGATGTAAAGAACCGTAATTTTTGGGCGAAATTTTTCAGCCTTGAGTAATTCATCATCGATTGTCGCCGTACTGATTCCTGATACTGTATTTTTACACTGAATTCCAACGAAACGCCCAAGAGAGTCATCACCATATACATCAACTCCATCCTGCCGCTGCCCTGACCGTCCATGTCTGTTCAGATTAGGATTGGACCATCGCAGTTGGAATGAACTTTTGCACATATCCTCAAATTCGTCCCAAGATTTAGGGGGGGGTAACAACATTGAATTATATGTAACCACTTACTAATCCTTTATCTAAGATTCTTCATTTTTGTAATCACTATCATAATCATGCTTGATGTGCAATATCTTATTTGCCATGGTTATATGACGTGAACATAATATATGCTGTAAGTATAAGCAGAATTTATTAATGGTGTTCGCCACTCAACGTAATGGTTTCACACTCTAAGGCTCTTTTTTAATAAATCAAAACATTATGGACAGTGAATCATATCGGAAATGGTTCCTTTTAAATTGAATAACGGCCATAGTACACAGGTGTATGTGTTAATCGATTTTTCAGACGTTTTTTTCGCCTAACATGAGATTTCGTTCGATTAAGCACCAGACCCAATTACCACTATTTAATGAGTACAATTGCTTTACTTTAGGTCGAGTAGTAGTAACGTCCGCTCTTGGCACAGAGCGGACTGTCAGATTAGGCTTTACTCTGTGCCATAGATATGTAATCTCACACCAGAGCTTATACAACTTATTGCGGCATTTCCGGCCATTCAGGATTTGCAGGATCCACACGGCTGACCAGAACACTGTAGCGTTCCCATGCTTCCAGTCGGCTACGCTCCTCATCTGTTGCCATGTTCAGCCTGACAGCGCGCTCCAGTGGCAAAATCACGGATTCAGCATCTGCAAGAAGTCTGGCTTTCCGGTTTTCTGCCTGCTGCTGCAATTCCTCTGCCGTATAAATGCGTTTAATCACTTTGCCGTCCTTAAACATCCAGTTCCCTGAAATGTCCGCCCGTCGGTTAGCAGTAATATCCGCCACTTCAACCACACTTAATCCATCTGGTCTGATAGCTGTCACATCCTTTTCCACATAGCGGATAATATTATCTTTGTCGTACGCTATTTTTATCGTGTCATCAGCAAAATACTTTTGTTCTTCGTACCAGTTCTTACCATCTTCTGAAAAAAACCAGACAACATCAAAGTCCTTTGTCAATTGATATTGTTCAACCGTTTTTGGATTACCCACCGTTATATTTATCAAATGCTGCATAAATTATACCTGCGCCACGTTATACCATGTCCCGTTAATGTATTTCTGCACCGGTCTGTAATATATGCCACCAATGTTATCGGCAGAGTTTGAGCCGGTATCCTGAACAATAATGCCGGAATATACACACCCGGACGGTGCCTGATGTGTCCATGTCAT